GATTTCCTTGACCGCTTTTTTCAAATCTTGTTTTTTCATTTTTTCTTCATTCGTTTGGCTTCGCTCAAAGCGATGGCGATTGCTTGGTCACGGCTCTTGACCTTCTGGCCGCTGCTGGACTTGAGTTTCTTGTCCTTGTACTCGCCCATGACCTTCTCGATCTTGGCCGCTGCTTTGGTGAATTTCATGATTAAAACGCCGTGTTGGAAATTAGAAGAAGCTCAAACGAGCCGGAGATGGAAAAGTCAACCGCGCCAGAACTCTTGGCCCTGTACTCAAGGTCTGTTTTTTCTGTGAAAACCAGCGGGTATGTGTAAATCTGTGAGTGCGTGCCATCAACAATGGTAATGCGCTCCTTTGATTGAAACACTTGTCCAAACGGACGGGCAACCAGTCGGCAATTCAAAGACGCCTTGGTATTGCCGCCGTAAGCCGTGCTGATGTTGTTCTGGGTCATGTAGGCCGTAAAGCCAGCAGGGATCGTGTACACCAGCATCATGGTTTGGTTGTCACCAAAGCCATCGACCAGCGCGTACTTGTTGGCCGGAACGCCAGCGGTCACCGTGCCGGTGCCCATGTAGATGATGCCGGCATTCACGCCGCCGGACCCAGCACTCTGCACAATCATGCGGAATGCCCGCAGGTAGCTTTTGGTGGTGCTCACAGCCGTTTGACCATTGAGCGTAATCAACTCGTCAATCTCGTTGTAGTCGGCATCCAGCCCGTAAACCCGAATTGTGCGGGCTCCGGTGCCGGCTGCCGTGTCGTTGGCGTTGGAACTGGAAACAGTCATAACCGTGGCCGATGCTGGGTAGCTGTAGATGCCGCCCTGAGACCAGACGGTCTCCTCTGTTGCCCCGACCACATCGTTGTACCCGAACTTAAAAACGGCTTTGTGCCGGTCAATCTGGTTTCGTGAGACCTGTAGATTGAACGGCTCAGTCGTGTCTTGCAGACTGATCGATGGCGCGAAAGAACTCATGTCAACCCCCTGTCGTGTACATGGTCCAATTTTCCACTATTTAAGCCAGTCGGGGGATGTTCCGGCGCAGGGGTTTGGACCATGAACTACCAGGTTTGGCGCCATACAGCCCCGTGGTCGCGTTACTGGCAAAGGTCAGGATGAAGCTGTCGGCCACATCGGGTGACTTCAAACCCCGCTTTTTCATGTCATCCTTGGACTCTGCCTTGACCTTTCCATTGCTGGCGAACGAGTACCGCAGGGACGCCAGCTCGTCAATCAGCCTCGCATCGTCCGGCAGCCGGCAATCCCGCTTTTCCAGCCACGCCTTGGCCAAGTGCCAAAGCTCTGCCCTTAAATTAATGTACATGGCCCCGAAGCTCGGGCTCTCGCTCACATTGATGCCCCGAGCCGGCAGCCCAAGTTCCCGCAGCCGGTCCACCACCCCAGCGCCCAGCCCGATGCTGTCCACCAGAATCTCGTCAGGCTTCTCGTCAACCCCAGCCGACTCGTACTGAGCCACCACCGCACCCGTCAGTTGCATCAGGTCCAGATTCCGCCAGACCTGCGGGGCCGTGCCCACCGAATTCCCCCGCCGCTTGCACAGGCTGGAACTGTCCATACCAAACCGCGCCACATCGAGCCCCCAGATCATGGGCGCAAACTTGCTCGGCTCAACATCCCGCTGCTTGGCCATCTCCAACAACTCCATCGGGATGATGGTGTTGTCATCGCTTCTCGGGAACTCACCCAGCACCCGAATCCGGTACGCATTGCTCTCCTCGCCGTACCGCGACTTCATCTCGTTCACATAGTCATCGCTCACCCGTGGAGAGTCGGTGCAGTTCACCGCGAAGGTGGTCCACTCGTTGGCCAGCCGGTTGTGGGTGTCGTAGAAGAAGCCGCTGGAGCGCGTTGGGTTGCCAAGCAGCAGGGTGACAGCACTGTGACCTGACATCGAGCCGGCAGCCGCCTCGAACACCTGCTCGGGTACGCCTGACGCCTCGTCAGCCACCAGCATGACATGTTCGCTGTGGATACCCTGCAAGGCTTCCGGCTGCTCGGCCCGCGATGTACGCGCAGAGATAAACATCTCATCGGGTGCCGCGTTGAAGACAATCCGGTCCTGCTTGACGCTGACCAGTTCCTGCAATGGTTTTGGCATCATGCCGACCCATCGCTTCAACTCGGCAAACATCGCGTCAAACAATTGCGCACTTGTCGGTGCCGTGACCACCACCTTCACAGGTGATCGGGTCATAAAAAACCACAGCATGGCCCACGAACTGGCCGTAGATTTGCCTACGCCGTGGCCCGAGCGCACGCTTATCTTACGGTCTCCACGGGCCACTGCGGCAAGAAATTTTTCCTGCCACGGGTCTGGGTCAACCCCGAGCACCTCCTTGACAAACAGCACGGGATCGTTGCGGTATCTGTCAACCCACTCGGCAAACACATTCTTTTTTGTCATATGCGTCAAGTTTACAGGCTGGGGCGTTTCTTTGGCAGCGGGCACCAGTGTGTGTAGAAGCTGGTGTCGCCGTTCAGCGTGCCGTACTGCGCCACCCCGCCGATGCTGAGCAATTGCAACTTTGCGCTTCTCGGCGTGTCGGCGTCAATCGGCATCCAGTACACATCGGTGGCCACCGCCACGGTCTTGCCCGAGTTCAGCGTGAAGCTGCTTGGCAGGTACGCGTCACCCACGGGCCACCGCCTTCTTGGAAACGATCTTGGCCCGTGCCTCACGCCTTCGCCGGTTGTACTCGCTCTGGTAGGTGTCGGGCTTGATCTCGCCCCTCTTGATCTTTTCCTCTGTCGTGTACGCCATCCAGTCAAATGGGCTTGTTGGTTTCTTTTTCATTGCAGTATTTAATGTGAAATTCATCGTTGATCTGACGCTGGCACAACTCGCAAATCGGCTTGCGAAAGATTTCGTCGTACCGTTTGGCGTAGTCGCTGTGGCTGACCGACAGCGGCCTTGGCGCCGAGCCCTTTCCTCCGTCACTCATGTTGGCTCTTTCAGAATAATCTTTTCCAGCACTTCCATTGACTCAAGCAATTCTTGGTCAATAAATGGCGGCAAATGATTTTTTGTACTGAAGGCCCATGATTCAAGTGCCGACAGTAATTTAAAAATTTTTAATGCGTCTGATCTGCTCATGTTGACTCCAGTCCACGGTCAAACGCCCACGCATTCGGGTCGATCTCTTTGATGGGTGCCGTCTCTCCGGCTGTCACGCATTTGCCGCCCGCGTTTGGCGTACTTACCGACCCTTGAGGTAATCCGTAAAAACTTTCGTTGTCGGCTGCAATCGGCGGTGTGCATGTGTTTTTCTCCTTTAGTTTAGCTTCGATGGCTAGATACTCGTCTTCCGATATTTCTAACAGCCATGTTGCCATTTCATCTGCACTACACAGTGGGCGTATAGCATCGTACATTTCCTTGTGTGTTAACCCTACCCACTCGCGCCTGTAGACTTCTTCCACGGGTATCTCCTGCGTGACGATGTTCTTTCCATTGAACCATGTCTTTGTGATGTGGGTGGTCATCGTGCATCCTGTGGTGGTGTGCATGTGTTTTTTTCCTTTAACTCGGCCTTAATCGCCTCACGCACTTGGGCAATCCGGCGCATGTACTCGATGGCTTTCTTGTTGTCTTGCAGTTGTGCCGCCACGATGGCAGGTGCTTGGATGAAATGCAAGTCCATCAAAAAACGGTTGGCATCCCGTAGGTCATCGGCTGTCATTTGGTGACCTGCCTTATTGCTGTTTCAATCAAACCTGAAAGCTCTGCCCACTCTGCTGCGGTGAACAGGCTCATGTGGAAGTCGTTGACCTGCGCTTCGTTTGGTGCAGCTTCCATGTTGCCTTCTGGGCGTGTTACGGTTGTGATGTGCAAGCCGTCCATCTCAATGGTGACTTCGGTTACTCGTGAATTGAATGTGCTCATGTCTTCTCCTGTGGCGGCGTGCATGTGTGAACCGTGGTCGGGTCAGCAGTGCGCTTCCCGCAGCGGGGGCAGAAGTTGCGCTCCTCTGGCTGTGCCACAGCTTCGCGCAGGGCGGCTTCGGCGCTCTCCACTTTCTCGTCGTCCAGCACCCAGCAAGACCCGGCCCCGTGCCATTCGATTGACTCCAGCGCCTCAAGCGCCAGCTTCAGTGCTTCGTCTTTAGTCATATCAATACCCCCACCGAACACGGAAACACACTAGCCAAAGGTGCAACACAAACTCATTGCCACTGGCTATGAATCCCACGGCAAAGCACGGCCACTTGCGGGGCCAGAACTCAGTTATCAGGTGCAGTTTCTTGTTCATTCCAAGCCCCCTTCCATAGCCCACTGCTCGGCTTTCTTGGTCATGAACAAGCCCTCGGCGCGGGTCATCTTTGACGACCTGACAATGAGCACGCCCGCTGAGTCGTAGCCCAGCACCAGCACATCGGTAAGCTCCTTCATTAGGGCTGAGTTCAGCGCTTGCTCGGCTGTGTAGTTGACGCTGGCTGGCAGCGCGATAACGGTCATGTTGTTCATATCTTTTCTCCTTCTCCGTCTTTGCGGTTAATTTCTACAGCGGCGTGCTTGTAGTAGTTGTGGTATGGCGAGGCTTTGTTGTGCATGTACAGCATCAGGTTGGTGATGCGGCGGCGCTCATCAGCGCGGACAAGCTCGGCAAAGGCTTCAAGAAACTTAGTGGTAGGCGCAAAGCCACCAAGCTCTCGGGTCATCTCGGTTATTGTTTTCATGTGTTGCCCCTTGCTCGGATGGCGGCTGCAAAGCGAGTTTCGCGTGAGTTATCGACCAGTTGGTAGCACAGATCAGCACACGCCTCACGCTCATCAGCTACCATCTTCTTGCAAGCCAGCACCAGTGGGTCGTGTATTTCTTTGTACAAGTCAGCACGCTCATCAGCACGGACAATCTCGGCGAAGCGTTGCACCACCCCCTCGTATTCTTCACGGCAACTACTCCAGTCACCGTCACCGTTAAAAATCCCAGCTTCACCAGCCATCTCAATGATTGTTTTCATGCGTCCACCCACTTCCAGCCCAGCACCAGACGCACACCCATGCGGTGCGCCCAGCAGGGCTTCTTTGGCAGACTAAAAGTAATCCACACGCCTGTCCTGCTGTCGCCCATGCGGTAACCACCAGCAGGGTTGTGTAGATTGTTTATTGTGTAGTTCATATCAGTAAACTCCAAACCCAAAAACCAGTAAAGAAAATCAGGATGCAGACCACAGCCAGCACCACCATGATGCCGGTCAGCATCACCGTGCCAACCGTGTGCCACTTTTCCGGCACCGGCTCAATGTCAGGTGGTATCGCCGGATACGGCTTGATCTTGCGGACCACCTCCACCGTGGCCGTGTCGTACTTGCAGTCCCAGATGCACTCGGGCAGGTGTGGGCACTCAATGCGGCCCGTGTCGCAGTAGCGTTTTGTCATGCTTTCTCCTCAACAGCCGCGTAAGCCTTCAGCCGCTTAATCCGATTCTTGTTGTACGCGACCAGCGCTTGCGCGTACTCCACGCCGGTCTCTGCACGCAGCAGCGCCATCTCGGCCTCAAACAACTCACCGGCCACAGCCTGCGCTGGCGTCACCGACTTCATCAGCAGCCGCGTCTCGTTCCATATTTCTTTAAGCATCTCACTTCTCCCCAAACATCGAACGCAACTCAAGGTACAGCTCGTGCGCCTCAAGCACGCTCAAGGTCTCCAGCAAACTTACGGCAATCACCTTCGTTGGCGCCGGCTCTGCCACCAGCACCGTCTTGGCCACCGGCTTGCGTGCTGGCTTCTTTTTCTTTGTCGATTTCAGTGGCTGGTACTCAGCGACCAGCGGCCACAGGTAGCCATCCTTTGATCGCTCAATCATGTCCTGCGCCACCATCTGCGAGATCAACGATCCAATCGATGTCCTCTTGAACCCGCAGTCCGCCAGTGCATCAATCACCTTATCAACCCGATCCCCTGCGTTTTCATAAATATAATTAAACACCGCACGAGAAACCCCATTACCACTTACTTTATTAATCATTGCTTTCTCTCCTTTTAATTAATCGACAAATTGTCATGTGACTTACATTAAATCTTTTTGCAATCTCTCTGGCGCTCATTCCATCGTCATGCAGTTTATATACCCTGCTGACTGATATATCCATCGGCGGGCGTCCAGCATTAACTCTTTTCCCGCCGTGGGTCATTTATATATGTCCTCCTTAATCGCAATCTCGATGACTTCTTTTAAATCATCGCTGATTAACTCAAACACATCAGCGCCATTCACCCAGACCTCCACCAATATCACCTGCTCAGGGAATGCGGGGGTAATCATCTCGCCACCCTCAATCACCGCAGGCTCTGCGCCCTCCCACTCGTACCAGCACTCCAGTGGCACTCGGCACAGCCCCGTCAAATACTCATGCATCAGCTTCATTTCTCATCTCCTTGTAGTGCCTTACGGATCGCTTCGTGAGAAACAATCACGCCGTGGCTGGTTTTTAAAACATTTGATATCGCACGCAGTGATATGCCAGTCGCCCGCATCTCCTTGGCGTACTTGAGTGCGGCCTGCTCGTTGGCCACGGGCACCAAGGTCGCAGCCTGTCCGGTGCCTTGGATGGCGTACCCGAACTTGGCCGAGCCACCCAAGTGCCCACCAGCCTTGCGCTTGGCAGCTTGCCCCAGCTTCTGGCGCTCCTTGAGCACCCTGCGCTCATGGCCGGCGAAGCTGCACAGTATCTCCAGCATGAGCTGGGCGTAGATGTTGCTGGCGTCAGTCACATCGCCGTGGCCGTTGATGATGAGCTTGACCTTCAATTCCTTGCACGCCTTGATCGACTGCAGGGCATCCAGCAGATCACGGCTGAATCGGTCCAGCTTGGCCACGATCACGGTGTCGCCAGCCTTGAGGGTCACACCGTTGGCGTTGAGGCGGTTGAAGAAGGGGTCTGCACCCGATACACCACCGTCCTCGATGAATCGGTCAATGGCGAGGCCGTGGCTCATCGCGTTGCCCTTGATCTGCCGCCGCTGCTCCTGCATCGAGGTGTTGTCCACCTGCTCCGCAGTCGATACCCTCACATACCCATAGATCGTCATTTCGTTGCCTTGCTCGTTAATTAATTGACTCTGAGCGCAATTATGTAGCAGGTTGACGGGGTGACGCAAGTGTTATGGGGAATTATTTTTAAATTTTTTTAAAAATTTTTTGATGAGTGTTGGGGTACAGCAGCAGCCGCCCCGCCGCCGCGCCGGACGGGGGGGTCCAGCCGCCGGACGGATCAGGGCAGCGGCTCAGACCCCAGAAACTAAGGGTTAACCCTCATCAATAGGGTCGTTGACAAGCCCGTTTACGGGCGTGACATCGATGACGCGCTTACGCAGCGCATCAAGCGCCATCGAGCCCAGGTCGATGTTGATGAGAGGCTGCTGCTTGTCGCCATACACCTCTGGGTTGAGCTTGGACGCCAGTCGCCAGCGGTTGTCGCTGCGTAGCTTGGCCAGTTGCACCTCTTGGACGGATGCCGCGTCAGCGATGTCAATCGTTTCCTCGGCTAAACTCTGTGCTGCCCTCGTGCGCGCATGCGTATATGCCGAGCGGCGCGCCTCGCCCCCTCTATCGACCCATCGATCGAATGTAGTGACCGCCATCCCCAATCGCTTGCACAGTGCTGAGATGGTGCAGCCCGATGCAATTGATTCGAGTATGGCCGCTTCTCCACCGAAGGCATGCACAGCCTTGTTGGCCACGCTCATCTCTGCCTTCTTGGCGTGCGCTGCTGCGACATGCATCGCGCTCTGGTCGGCCATCTCTGCCAATGTGTCTCGGCTCATCCCAAGTACTCCTCAATGATTTTGAACCCCTCATCGGCTGACCGTGCGATGACGCACAGGTAGCCCTCCGCATTTAGTTGACTTGCAAGGCAGCTTTGCACCTTACTCACCACGCCCACCTTTGTCTTCATCTCCACGAACAACCCGCCAAAGCCATTAGAACGCCGCAGGACGCACAGATCCGGCATCCCAGCCAGTACCCCCTCACCATGCAGCCTCACGCGCTCTGACGCCGTTCTATCGCCCCCATTCGGTATCGCCGCGATGATGACATCCGGATAGAACGCCCGAACCCGCTGGACCAGTTTCACTTGCTCCTTGTGCTCGATGCTCTGCCTCTTGCGCTTTATGTCAATTCCCACCATCCCGTCGATTCTACGGACTCCGCTGGCGTTGCGGCATCCCGATCCACGAACATGTGGCAATGATGTAATACTTTTTCTGGGATGCAGTGCAGGTCGGTCTTTGTGCAGAAGTCCTGACGGAACGAAACCCTGACCCAGCCACCCTTCGCTTCAGCGCCGTGAAACATCCACTGCCCAGCCCTTTCGTTCAGCCTCCTGAACTTCTCAAAGTCCTCTGCCGTGAAATTCCAGCGCTGTATCCTCGACTCAGAATTTCCGCACTTTTCGCACAGTTTTCTCTGCTCCATCTGTAACACCTCTGCCTGTGGATAACTTTTCACTGTCAAGCCCATGAGTCGGAGGGACCAAGTCGAAGATACCTCCCAAAGGAAAAAACCGAGGTATCTCCGACTTGTCAAGCTCATCAAAAATCGGTGATTAGGCTGTGGATAACCTGTGGATAACTCCACAGGGTTATCCAACAGCTCCATCTTTGTCGGCGGGACGGTCCCTTCGAGGTCCCTCCGAGGTCCCGCCGACTCTCCGACCTGTCAATAGCACTGGTTTCAAGCCTCATGGTCACCCCTTTGACCCAGAATGTTCCACGAATTATTGGCCGCATTTGGGGCGAATCTCTTGAGCACTGACTCACCAACCATGCGTTTGATGTCCCCCTTGGAGCTTCCTGGCACCGCGGCGTATATGTCAGCCCACTCCAGCTTGTAGGCATCTGGATGTAATTTGCAGTCCTTCGGCGCGTTGGAGCCCTTGCGAATTACAACCCCTTCGGGGTGCTCATTGATGATGGACTGGACGAAAGCTGCTGCCGTGTCGCACTTGTCCATGAGTCGCAGAGACTTGCTGTCCTCAATTCGGGCTGCGGCTTCCTGCTTTCTGGAGGATTCTGATGTGGGGTACGGGATGACCGTGATGCACTGGATGTCTTGAGGGTTGCCGTGGCGTGTGGTGACCACCTCGTTGTGGATGTGGGTCTGGAGGCTGATCTCTCGGGTTATGGGCTCGTAGCGGGTCTTGACGAGCCGCATGAACCTGTTCTTTTCTTCATCCATGAACAGGATGGCGGTCAAGGTTGCATCGCCGGTGAAGGCACTGGCTCCACGGGCCAAGGCGCTGTCATCGTTGGTGGTGGCCGTCTTGGCCGTGTGGGCGATGATGGCCACCGAGGTGTTGAGCTGGGTGAAGATTGTCTGCTTGATGGCGGCCATGAAGCTGCCGACCTCGCTGTTGTCGTTTTCGTTTTCTATTTCTAATGTGGAGTTTGATGTATCAATAACTAATAGTGGGCGCTCAGAGTTTATTGTGTGATTAATTACATTCTCGGCCAATAAGAGTATCTCTGGAACCTTTGAGCGTTTAGATTCAATGACGATAAACCATTGGCCGACTTCAGTTGCATTGAGATTCCAGTATTTGATGTATGCGTAAAGGGACTGGCGTATTTGGTTTGCGTCCTCGGTCACATAAAGAATCTTCCGGCGGGATTCTGTCTTCAATGGGGAATCGGACAGACGGAAGCCGGCGATGATGAGACAGACCGACAGCATGGCCGTGGTTTTGCCGACCCCAGGCTGGCCAGCGATGACCGAGAAAGAATGAGCGATGAAGCCATCGACCAGATACTCGATTGGGTGGAGCTTGGTCAGGTCGAGACTGATTTCTTTCCAGTACGGGGCCAGCAATGTCTCAAGGCCGAGTACCGGCTCACTGGTGGCTTGAGCCTGCGCCACTTGGATGAAGGTGGCAAAGTCCTCAACCGCCGACTTGCGATCAGCGGCCTTTGATGGCGGGCTGTAGCCGGCGTCCTTGGCGTGATGAAACAGCGTGCCGATGCTGACACCCTTACCTTGGTGGAAAGACTTCCAGTGGGTCTCGATGTCTTGTTCGGACTTGTACTTACTGCCCTGGCTTGACCAGTTGGACCAGAGACCGTGGCCTTGGGCACCGAAGGCCGTGTGCAGCGCTTGGCCTAGCTCAATCCATGTCGTGTAGTCGCAGTCTGGGCTGATGTAGGACAGCGCCTCTGCGGCCTTGGAGTAATCATCTGTGGGTGATGACAGGATTGGCTGGTACTCAGGCTTGGGCAACCGTGGCGCTTCGACCGGCTGGTTGGCGCTGTCCTGCTCAATGATGCCCCACATGGTCAGGAGGGCCAAGAGGTTGTCATGCATGTCGGCGTTGATGGCGCCGGAGAGTTTCTGGCCGGACAAGAGCACCGACTTGCCCGCGGAGGTGGGCAGACCGAAGACCTCGATCTCTTGCCCGCCGCCGAGCTTGTACTTGGGCTTGATCTGGTCTAGGTTTTCGTTGGAGACGAACAGGAAGATGTGCCGGCCTCGTCCTGATACGCTGACCTCGGTGAGTTGGTCGTGCTGCTTGACCCACTCGGCCATGCGCTTGATGGCGATGTTGGTGGGGGATGTGGAGTGCTTCATGTCCACATCGAGGCAGACGAGGTAGCCATCATTGGAGACGGCTGGACTCTGCATCACGATGCCCAGATAGCCGCCGAAGGGTGCGGAGTCCATCGCTTGCACCTCAATGGCGCTGTAAAGCTGGTCGTTGGGTGTATCGCGTGCCACACCTTGGCCGGACTTCTTGTAGGGAATCTTCCTACCATCGGTGGTGGTGGAGAAGGTGCAGAAGATGGCCTGTGGGTGCTGCTCGATGAGCTTCAAGGCGATCTGCTTTGAGGCTGTGAAAGTTGACTCAGCCTTTGGTAAAATACTCATGTTGATCTCGCGGTTGACTTGCATTTGTTCTCTCCTTCTGGTTGTTGCCAGTTGACCCCTGACGGTTCACGCTGTCAGGGGTTTTCTTTTGGAGATGTGGATTCTAGTCTTTGGACTTTTCTTTGACCAGGGATGCAGCAGCGTGCTTCTCACCGATCAGGTCTTCGCTGATGGC